AATCTATTGTTGAAGAAAAGGTGAATGAAGTGATTATTGAAAAACAAGAAACCCCTGAAGTTGTCCAAGTTAAAGTACCTGCAAAGCGTGGCCCTAAGCCTAAAGTTAAGGTAAATGAAGTGGTTGAACAACCTGCAGGTTTGCAAGTGATCGGTGAAGTTGTTGAAGAACAATTCTTAGGTCAAGTTATTGGTGAATAACCGTGGATCAAAAAATATCACAGTTAGCTAGTGCATCAATACTAGCTGCTACTGACCTGATCCCTATTGTTGCGAATGGTACAAATCAGAAAATTACTGCTGGTGTTTTCTGTTTGAATCAACCAAATATTGGCAACTCTGGGATTACCAAAAATGTGCCTTTGGTGCCTAATGGCGCAGCACTGCAACTGACTGGAACTCTGATATCAATTACTATTCCAGCAGCTTATACATTAGGTGCAGGTTTGCAAGGTCAAGAAGTTTTGATTGTTAATACATCGCCTGCCTCCGCATCTGTTGCTTTTAACGTAAGTACAGCCACGTTATCTTCTAAAGGGTCAATTGGATTGGTTTATATCGGATCAGAGTGGTTTATTAAGTCTTTATATAACTGTGTGATTGCATGATTATAGATAGTGAAGAAACGTATTTCAGATTAGCTTTAAATAGCTATGCAAACCCCTTTACAGTTTCTGTAGAAGAGTTTTCTTCTGATTTGCGAAGAGTAACTTATCTAAAAAATTTACTTAGGCGATATACATTAAATAAATCCGATTTGAATGATAGATTGATTTTAAATCACATCGTTATTCTAGGTAACTGTTTTACACCAAAAACAGCTATTAACCTTATCCGATATAAATGTGGATCAGATGCTGACACGTTTTTGTTTTATATGGGCCTAGTTGAAAACGTAGAGAATTTGGATTTTATATTGCTGGATTATTTAGAAAAGACACATGGCACAAGACAAACCACTGGTTGAAGACGCAGTACCTGTTACTACAACTGCTAATGCAGGCGCGGGGCTGGTATTACCCGAAAAACCTATTTCAAATAATATTCTATCTAGATTTCGTGAAATGAAGAATTCTCGTTCTCGAAAAAAAGAAAACAATAAATAAACGATACACACTCATTTTACGGAGCTAATAAAATATGGCAACAACATTGCAATCGCCTGGCGTTCAGGTCGTTGAAAAAGACGCATCAATTACCGTTGTCGGCGCATCTACCTCGCTTGGTGGTGCAGTCGGCGTATTTCAATGGGGGCCTGTTTTGGTTCCTATGCTTGTAGATACCGAAGAAACTCTGGTTTCTATTTTCGGCAAGCCTACAGATAGCACTTTCACTTCATTTTTCAATGCTGCGAACTTCTTGGCTTATAGCCGTGGAATGTATGTGATTCGTGCTGCTACTGGTAACACAAACTCGGTATCTTCTGGTACTGCAGTTCTGATCAATAACTCTGATGCATATGATGCAGCTTACAGTGCTGGTCAAGGTAACGTTGGGCCTTTTGCGGCGCGTTACCCCGGCACAATGGGCAACTCCCTGTTGGTTTCTATTGCTGACTCCGGTACATTCTCGACATGGGCTTACAAAGACCTGTTCAATAGTGCGCCAAGCACTTCTGACTATGCCGCATCCAAGGGTGGTTCTAACGATGAATTGCATATTGTGGTTGTGGATGCTGCTGGTAAGTTCTCAGGCACACCAGGAACCGTTTTGGAGCGTTTTGCATATGTGTCCAAGGGTAGTGACGCTATCTCCTACCAAGGCTTGAATAACTACTACGCAAGCGTTCTGCGTAATCAGTCTAACTTCATCTACTGGATGGATCATCCAGCCGGTGTTACTGATTGGGGCACATCCGTTATTGGTAATGCATTTGAGACTCTGGTTGATACTGTTGCTGCTGGCTACGACTTCTCGTATCAGTTTGTTGGTGGTACCGATGACAATGCACCAACAGACGGTGAATTACAAGCTGCTTGGGATATCTTCAAGGATACCGAACTGTATGACATTTCCCTGTTCCCTGTTGGTACCGTTCCACACACTGTTGCAAAATATGTGATCGATAATATCGGTGAAGTTCGCCGTGATTGCGTTGTGTTTGCTTCTGCTACTTTGGCTAACGGATCGCCTATTTTTGGTACCAGTGCAACTAAGTTGACTGATGCTACTGCATTCAAAACTGCAATGGGTGAATCTTCTTACGCATTCTTCGATAGCGGTTTCAAATACCAGTACGACAAGTACAACGACAAATACCGTTGGGTTGCTTTGAATGGCGATATGGCTGGTCTTGCTGCTCGTGTGGATCAAACCCACGACACATGGTATAGCCCTGCTGGTTACACCAAAGGTCAAGTTAAGGGTGTTACTAAGTTGGCTTGGAATCCAAACCAATCTCAACGTGATGCGCTGTACAAGCAATCTATCAACTCTGTTGTGACTTTTGCTAATCAAGGTACTGTGTTGTTCGGTGACAAGACTGGTACAACAAAGCCAAGCGCATTTGATCGTATCAATGTTCGTCGGTTGTTCCTGAATCTGGAAAAATCGATTGCTCGTATGTCGAAGTACCAATTGTTTGACTTTAATGATGAAGTTACTCGCCAACAATTCATTGCTGCTGTTGAGCCATACCTGCGCGGTGTTCAGGGTCGCCGTGGTATCACTTCATTCCGAGTTATTTGTGACGCCACAAATAACACTCCTGCGGTTGTCTCTGCTAACGAATTTGCCGGAACAATTATTGTAGTTCCAAACTACAGCATCAATGCAATCGTTCTGACATTTACTGCAGCAAATGGTTCTGTTTCGTTCGACGTAGCAGCACAAGTTTAATAGAAAGAAGAAAATAAAATGGCAACTCGTATTGACCAATTTCGCGCTATGCTTTCTGGTGGTGGCGCTCGCCCCACTCAGTTTAAAGTTATTTTGACATTCCCTGAGTGGGTAGCAGGTGCGGATGCTGCAGTAAAAGGTGAGTTTTTAGTTAAAGCTACATCTTTGCCAGCATCCACCATCCAGCCTATCGATGTACCTTTCCGTGGTCGCCCTGTAAAGGTGGCTGGTGAGCGTGTATTCCAAAACTGGAACGTGACTGTTTTGAACGATAACGACTTCCTTATTCGCAACGCATTTGAACGTTGGTCTAAGGGTGTTTTGGATCATCGTACTGTTGGTGGTCGTTTGCAACCAGAATCATATGAACGTGATTTGATTGTGCAGCAACTTGATCGTAATGATAATCCTATCAAGACTTACAAGATGTTCCATTGCTGGCCCCAAACAATCTCTGAAATCCAGCTTGACTTCGGTGCTACTACAGCAATCGAAGAATTCCAAGTTGAATTCTCAGTTGACTATTGGGACACTGTTTAATCGTCAATAAATAACTGATTACAACATCGTTATTTGGAATTGAATGGCACAAACTGCAACAACTGATAATACTGGTATGACCATCTTTGGCTTTCAAATCAAGAGAGCCAGAGATAACCTGCAACCAAAATCTTTTCTACCAACTGATAATCAGGATGGTGGATTGGTTGTTGACGCCAGTGTTGCGGGTACCGCAGCATACAATTCATTTTCTATTGATATCGATCCTTCATCCGCAGGTGGTGAAGGTGAGTTAGTTCAACGATACAGAGATATTTCCCTTATCTCTGATATCGATATGGCTGTTGATGAAATTGTAAACGAAGTGATTGTTTACGACGAACAAAAGCAGTCTGTCACTCTTGACTTCAGTGAGGATGTGGCAAAGGGTATTACGCAAAAGACAAAAGACATTATTATTGAAGAGTTTAACGAAGTTTTGCGCATGCTTAACTTCCAAGAAAATGCTCCAGAAATAGTACGTTCTGCTTATGTTGATGGTCGTTTGGCCTATCATAAAGTATTGAACAAAGACAATCCATCTACAGGTATTATCGAACTGCGACCATTTGATGTTGCGCGTTTAAAGCGTGTCGTTGAAATCCAAAAACAAAAAGACCCAAAGACACAAGTTGATATCATTACTGGTCAAAACGAATACTATGTTTACGCAAACAAAGGTAGTTCAATTGGTGTTGCCGGTACTGGTCTTAAAATTTCTGTCGATGCTGTAGCATATTGTACATTCGGGCCTGTCGATAAAAACTCAGGTAACGTGTTGTCGTATTTGCACAAAGCTATTCGCCCATTGAATCAACTTCGCATGATGGAAGATGCTGAAGTTATCCATCGTTTGGTTCGCGCACCACAAAGACGTATTTTCTACGTTGATGTTAATGGTATGACAAAAACCAAGGGTGAACAACATATTCGTGATGTTATGTCACGATACAAGAATAAACAAGTCTATGATGCATCTACTGGTGTTATCAAAGACGATAAGAAACATACTTCTATTTTGGAAGATATCTGGTTGCCAAGAACTTCTGGTGGTAAGGCCACAGAAATCACAACCTTGGATGGTGCTGGTGATCTGGGTAGTATCGAGAACGTTAAATATTTCCAGAATCGATTGTATCAGTCTTTGAATATCCCTATTTCTCGTTTGAGTGGTGCGGGACAAAGCGCTTTCAATATGGGTAGAGAGAATGAAATCTCTCGGGATGAAATCAAATTCTCGAAATTCATTGACAAGCTGCGCAGAAAGTTAAATAAACTATTCTTAGATGTTTTGGAAACGAATATCATCTTGAAGGGTATTGCTACATCGGAAGATTGGGAAGCTATTAAGCCTCACCTTAACTTCAATTATGTGGTTGATAACTTCTATGCTGAGATTAAAGAATCTGAAATGATGAAAGAGCGCTTAATGAGCGTTCAATTGGCAGACCCATTTGTCGGTAAATATATTAGTAAGCGTAAAGTGCAGCGTAACATTATGCGTATGACTGATAAAGAAATCGAAGAAATGGAAGAAGAAAATCAAGAGGATATGTTGGTTCAACAGAAACTTGAAATGGATGTATTAAATAAATACGGTGTTGATCCAAATAATCCAACTGGAGCAGAAGAAAAATGAAACTGATAGAACAAATTGAATCACTTGATGAAAGCGCTAAACAAGTATTGATGCAGGAACTGAGCAAACGTGCTTTGCGCAGCATTACTGAAGAAGTATTGGTAGAAGGTGAAGGCCAACGTTATTACATTCGGGATACGAATAACAATATTGCTGGAAATAAAAAAGGTTATCGCACTTTTAAAGGTGCTAATCGTGAAGTTGAACATGGAAAAGCAAAGGCTGCTGTTTGGAGTGAGTATTACAAACATCACGAAGAGAATCCCGGTTCTTCCAACAATCTTGTTCACACTATTAAACTGGAAGAAATCGAAGACGAAACAATCTCTGATTTAAATGAAGAGCAATATGGTTACCACGAAAGTAATCCAAAAATTGATCTTCACAACAAACATAGTGGTGAGTATATTGCATCCACAAATTATGCAAAAAATGTTAAGCAGGCTGTACAAAAATATGAGGAAAAATTTCCTGATATGAAGGGTCATGTTCGCGGCTATATTAATAAGAAATAATCATGGCATTGCTTAAAAAAGTTTTAAAAAACGATCCACGTGATGTGATTGTTAAGTGGACAGGTAATGGTACCGATACTTT